GTGTTCTCGAAGGGCGTAGAGGCAAATATTGCTGTCTCTGCGTCCATCTATGTCATGGCTGGTGGTGGTTTCGGTGTAACTTGGCGTGTATCTCATGCTCAGGTATTCCAGCAGTCTCGTGTGACTGCAGCGTCTATCTTCAGCGACAGTATTGCTCAGGATGAGGATGAGGAGGACTCTACACCTGTTCCTGCTCCATCTCCTGCGGCTGTTCCAGAGATTCCGTTTGAAGTTCCTGATCTAGAGGATGAGGTTGCTCCTCCGCCTGTACCTCAGCGGAAGCGTCGGACTGCGACGCCGGCGGTGTGATCCAAAGTAAATCCCAAACACGAGAATTAGTAGGAAAATCATATAAAACAAATGAATCATCTAAAAATAAAACGGGAAGCTCAGTCTTTTTCGATTTCAATACATCACCGGGAAACACTAAACAATATGGTCCATTTTTTGTTCGTTCAATTACAGTTTCAAAATCATCTTCTAAACAATCCTGATATGCTTCATTTGACATCATTGACCAAAGTGTTTTTCCTTGAGATTTCCAATCTTCTTGAAGCAAAGTAGACCAAGTATTGTCACGAAACCAAAGAACTGAATTCTTTGAGAAATCATTCGTATCATATTCTGCTAAACCAACACGCTTACCATCATCATCATAAAGCCAATGAACATCCAAATCTAATGATGTATATCGTGGATCAATACGACCCCGATATAATTCACGATCTTCAAAGGTATTTAATTCTGCATCTAAGTCGTCATCGTGTTCTAATACATCTGGATCTATATCCGTATATATTAAAGGTCGTAGTCTAGACAACATTGTTTAGTAAATATAAATCAAAATCGAAAATTTGTCGCATCCATAGGATACCATCCATTTCCAAAATTCTCTGACTGAAAAAAGAAGGGATATTTATAAGAATAAATATTATAATGTTTATGAAGTCTTGCAATTAAAACATCATTAACATATCCCGATTTTGTATGAATAATATTTTTCATTTCATTCATAACTGCTTCTTTATATCGTTTTGAAATATATAAAATTGCATGTGTTGTTAACATATTTAAAATTCGTATATGTTTTTCAGAAATAGCTTCAATAGCAACTGAATTATAACCAAGACTATCATTTTTTTCATATGAAGCTGCATATTTCGAAAGTCCTAAATAAAATGCATCTGTGTCTTCAGGTATTTCGATATTCATATCTGTAACCCATTCTGTTAATTCAATATCATCTTCAAGAAGTAAAAAAGGTTTATCATCCAACCTTGATTCTAGAATGTCATGTGTAGCTTCTACCAAACACAGAGGGTATACTTCATTTCCAGATTTGAACATTGTGATATTTTTGAATCCTAATTTATTCATAAAATTAAACATATATTCCTTTCGTTGACGATATTTTTCATTATGGTCCGGACATATAAAAACAACCGGAACATCAAGAAGTAACATTGCATAATTAACTTATTAATATCTAAACTAATCAAACTTGACTGTAACATGAACATCATGCTGTTTTAGAGACTTTGTAGCAGATGTCGAAAGCTCATGACGTTTCTTCGAATCGTTTTTTGGTTCACGAAGACGTGTTTCCATATCTAACTGAATCTGTTCATGATTCTTTTCAATATAATCCAATACTTGATCCTGAATTGCCCACTCAAAGAAGTTTAGTTGACCTACAGTCGTATCACAATCGTGAAACTTAACACGCTTCCATCGACAAAACGGATCGAACATCTTCTTGCTGTAAGCCTTCAAGTGAGACTTATACGCAAGATATACGATTACATGTTTTGTTCCAGACATATATGAAATATTATACTTCTTTGAATAATTGGTAACAAACCAATCAATCAATCGAAGAGATACCGAATTACCTTCCAAAATATCTCGAACACGTTTTAGTGTTGCAGGATTTTCATAGAACTTTTCAAGTCGAAAAAGAATCCATTGCTCTTGAGATTTGATCTCCATATAGTTTTCATATTGTTGCTGTGTTTAAACAAATCATGGAAGAGAAAGTGAAAGCTCTGCTTGATGCTTACGGATTCGATGATCAACGAACAGCAGCATGGCATCAAAAGCGTGGTGAAATGATGACAGCTTCTGAAATTCATAAAACAGTTAAAGATTCTACTCCTGCATCTCGTCGTGAACTGATTCTTTCGAAGCTTCTACCTCGTGTAGATTACGGTGGAAATGGTCCTCGTGCACTTCTATGGGGAACACGATTTGAGCCGATTGCAAAAGATATATATTGCTAACTGACTGATGTAGATATTGTAGATACATCTTGTGTTCCTCATCCTGTTCATAAGTTTCTTGGTGCATCTCCTGATGGAGTTATTACAACCGGTGAACGTCTAGGAAATCTTGTCGAATTCAAATGTCCTATTTCTCGTCAATTTGATGACACAACTCCTATTCCAACAGCATATTATCATCAGATGCAATTGCAGATGGAATGCACTGGTCTTCCTAGATGTGAATATATTGAGTTTCAGTTCAAAGATGTGAACTATAATGAATGGATGGAGACAGATACACAATTCAAATCTGCATATGCAGTATCTGAATCAGGTGAGGTTCGGTATCGTGATTATATGGATAAAGGAACTATTGCTTCTTGGCGCGAGCAGCATTTGTCCGACGAGCCTTGGTCGGTGGTTTACTGGGTACTAGTGAAACATCGGGTTCAGATGGTAGAACTGGATCCGGCTTGGCTAGATAGTCACTTACCTTATTTCCAGACAACATGGGAAGAGGTCCAGTTACATAGACAGGCGGGGACACTGCCAGCTGACCCTCGGGAAAAGACAACTCTGGTGCTTTAGGGCAGTCTGGATAATACCGTGTCAGCCAATCAAGCTCTGCACGATCGTCGTTTTTTGCATAATATCCGCCACTACCATCAAATACTTTTTGCAATGTCTCAAAATACTCCTCATACATCTTTGATACACGTTGAATCGAAAAGTTATTCATAGCCCAATCACGGCAAGCCTGACGGGAAATCTTATCAATATTCTTTGCCGCCCATACAAACTGCTCGATTGTGCGACAACGGTATCCAGTAATTCCATGCAAATTGTTCTCTGCAAAACCCCCCCAATCAGATGTGATATTAGGAGTTCCGCAAAATAAGGCCTCAATAGATACACCTCCAAAAGGCTCGTTGTAATGAGTGGGAGCAAACAATGCCTTAGCATTCCGCATCAGCTCAGACCGTGCTTTGGGCTCAACATAACCAATTTCAGTCACATGCTCTGGAACAGGATTGCAAATATCAGAAACTTTACCCTGCCCTGCTACAAGCAACTTTACTCCCAATCTCTTTGTTACCTCAATTGCAATACCAATACCTTTTGAATCAATAATACGTCCAACAAACAAGAAATAGTCTTTAGGAGTAGGATTAAACTCGAAATCTTCAGGATCAAAATAATTGGGAATTACTGCATCGTACCAATGCGGCTGCCGCTTATACTGACCATACACCACATTCATCACTGCATGAGACTCAAAAATAGACTGAGGAGTGCATGGTTCATTAGTGCATCCAATTCCAGGCTCAACTGCAATTAGATCAGGGTGTGCCCGCATAATAGGTCCATGAGCATATCCCCAAAACAGAAGAAGAAAGTCTCCTGCCTGTTTACGTTTTCCAACCTCTACAATCGCACGCTCATTAAAAATCTGATGGGCATGATCGGCAGTATTATGCTGAAAGAAGTTCTTCTTCCAATCATAGTTTCCATATGCTGTCTGTAGATCCTCATTAAATGTAACAGGAACATGCTCAGTACACTCAACCTCCGAATCTTTATGTCCATAATGATAGACTGTATGTCCGCGAGCAGTCATCATTTTACAAAACTTCAAAACTTTCATTGTAAACGCACATGCTGAATACTCTTTGGTGGTCACAGTATGGGGTAGAGATAACGCATGAAACCTCATTTAAAATTATTATGCAAGATGTCTTTAAACTTGGTAAGAGTTCCACTGATTGACCTTAAATTTGGACTCAACTCCCTGTATCGGTCCAGCATCGTATGTAGGCATACTAAAATGATTGGTGCGTTGTTCAAATGTAGACGACGGTTTTGACTGGTCGATTCCAGCTAAGTGTTTACGATCTTTAGGCATTAGAACGAGAACTAATACCATTACTGACATTGCAAGAACTAACAATGTCGTCGTAAAGGACTTCATCTTTACATTATCGCAGCTAAAAAACGAATTGAATTTTAAGATTATAGGGAATAAGTAAGAATGGAATCCCGAGCTCTTGAAACTATTAAACGCATGTTAAATGATTCGGGTGTGGAATCTGAGTTTGAATCAGTTCAAGCTCCACTTGTCGATACTCACATGTTTATGTTTGGACCTGTATTGATTGTATTCAGTGAGAAGACTCGTGTGATGGTTGGTGAATTTACTAAAATTTTGGAATATGCAGAAAAGAATGATATGAAAGGTGGAATTATTATTATAACTCCATCTGTTCCATCAGAAATGGTATTGAATGCTGTTCGTAGTTATGTTGCAAACCCGGAAAATCCTCTAGTTCAGATCTTCGAGATTCGTCATTTGGGGTTTGATATTGCACAACATCGTCAAGTTCCTAAACACCGTATTCTTATCAAAGAAGAGTTGGATGCATTCCTTAAAGAGTTTGGTTTGACTCATCAAACGGTTCGTCTTCTTCCAAAGCTAGATTGTCAAGATCCTATGGCAAAACGCATTCGTGCACGACCTGGAGATGTTATTGAAGTGCGTGGACTATCTATGACCTCCGGTGACTACCGGCATGCTCGGCTTTGTGTTGAAAGCACTTAACGACGGTCCACGAGTCACAATTACATAAATTAGTATAGCAATTGCAATAAAAATCCAAATAGCATAAATTTGAAATGTATCCGTAACTTCCTTTTTATCTTCTTTGTTACGATCAATAATGTTTTTTAAAGCACCTAGTTCACTTGCACCTTGCTGAATATCTTCATGTTCCTTTTTTAGAACATCTGCGTCGCTAAGCATTTGCGCTTTCATTTCAGGGCGAGTGGTATATGCATTCGGGTCAATGTTCGCAGTAAAGGCATTAATTAGGGCAGTCATTGCTTGTTCGCATCAAGAACACGACTAATTAGAGTTGTTTGACGAGGTTTATCAGTTTCAGCCAATGCGTCCTTTACGGATTGAGTATAAATTGATTTTAACTGATTATATTTATTCGTAAAATCATTTAGGTAAGAATCACGTGCACTTTTAAACTCACCAACATCTTTCATGCTTTTTGTACCAACGTTTACCGTTCCATTCAATCCACCCGTTTGCTGGGGGTGGGGCATAGGTTTTGGAGGCGGAGTAGATTTTGCCATAGTCTTTGTCGGGGGCTTTGCCACAGGTTTTGCAATGGGTTTTGGAGGAGGAGCTTTTTCGACTGTCTTTGCTACAGGCTTTGCCATAGTTGATTGGGGGTTATTTACCTTTGGTAATGAACTTAAGGAAGGTCCAAGATTTGGCGGGACCCACTGGGGCTGGGGTGGAGGTTTTGCCTGGGTTTGTTGAGGTGGAGATGAATAATGCACGTCAATATAGTTTCCAGATGAACCAGAATTTTTCTGAGTTTGCTGAGCCGCAGGTGCCGGAGATGGCTTAGATTGGAACAAGCTATTTAGATTAGTAAAAACTCCACTCGCCCCAACATTATTGAGATTATAGGGCATTCTATTCTATTATCATTCTAACAATAGTAAATTATTACTTTTTGTTGCGTTAGAATAAATGCCTAAAGTATCGTTAACTGCCACATCCAATAGCGATAATAAAGTTACTCAAAAAGGTCCTGCGCCCGATTACTCTATGCTTCTAGAGATGAAGCGGCGGTCTCTTTTAGTTTCATATGCAAAAACGGTTTCTAGCGATAACGGTCGTAAAGGAACTGGTGTAGTTGTAGATGCTCCGCAACAGCGTGGATTTACGGAAGGTCCTGCCGTTCCGGTTCTAATGACACGTGGTGCCCGTCTTGGATTTTTTAAGTTCTAAGTATAATGGGACAGAACCTTTCGAATATGTGTTCAGGGGCACAAGCTCCGAAGCCAACGCATTCGTATATGAAAGAGTTTGCAGATTCAACGAGTGCAATTAACAATATTGTATCTGCGGCACCATCTGCTCCAATTAAACAAAACACATTGGCAAGTATAGATCCTCTGGATACTTGGAGAGATGATATCATGGGACATATTTCTGCAGATTATAATGATATAACACGACATGCGTTAGTTGGTAAAGATCAAACTGAATCAGCAGCATTAATTAAAAATCAATTATCGGCTACACAAGCTGCACGCACAGAACTCAATGATAAGATTAGCAAAGCAACCTTATATGCTCAGCAAACGAAACAAGAGTATAGGTTCCAGGTTGAAAAGCAAAAAGCAATTTTTGATCTATTAGTTGTTTTTGGTCTAACAATTGGCGTATATGTAATTTTAGGATCAAACCCGAATGTTCATATTATTGCATTATTAGTGCTTTTAGCTGGATTGATGTATGTGGTTTTATATCATGCATATCGTCTAAAGCTTCCTGGAACAAGTATGATGACAGTTATTTCTGGAGTTTTATTCAATGCTGATTTTGCTAAAACGTTGGCAAATGCACAATCATCTGAAATGCCTGGAACTCTACCTCCACCTGGAGCACCTACTCCTTCGTTAAACAAGGCAGCAACACCTGCTGCTTCTAAGTAATGGATATTCACGATCCGCGAACAGTAGCAGATTTTCAAAAATTTACATTCTCTGGTCACCTTCGTCAACACGTGTTGAAGGTGATTGACGAAAATATTAAACTCGGTAATGCCGATTATGCTTGTTATTGGTCTCTTGAAATGCTTTGT